TTCATGTTCTTTGCTGTACGGCTACCGCGCATAGGCATCTTCGCCTCACTCATTGCAATGGCAATAGCCTGTTTAGGATTCTTGACAACTTTCCCGCCCTTGCCGCTGTGCAATGTGCCTGCTTTGTACTCGCCCATCACCTTGCCAACTTTCTTGGCCGCCTTGGTCATCTTCATGATTTACTCCTTTAAAGAATTACACCCACACGGCTGGAGACTGACCTGTCAGTACAGCTCACAAGTACGGCTGACAGACCGCCTTGATTTGCCCAATCCCCATGCGTGTAGACGCACAAACAGATTATGCAACCCTTGAGAGGTTTCTTTTCAACGGCTGATTCCACTTCGTAGAAACAGACGATCCATACATACCCACCACCGCATCAGATGCAAACGTCAAACAAAACGAATCAGCGCGGTCAGGCGAGGCTAGTCCACGCTTTCTGATCTCATCTTTGCCCTCAATCTGAATCTTGCCCGAGCTGGTAAACGAATACCTCACAGTCGCCAGCTCAGCTATCAAAGACTCATCTTTGGGCATAGTGCAGTCTCTCGACTCCAACCACGCCTTAGCTTTATGCCATAGCTCAGCCTTCAGATTGCGATAGGTGTTACCCATGGCCGGTGACTCAGACACGTTAATCCCACGCGCAGGCAACCCCAACTCTTTCAACCGATCCACCACACCAGCACCCAATCCAATTGAATCCACCAGTATTTCCTGTGGACGCTCGCTTGGCGGCAATATCTCAAACTCGGCAACAACCGCACCAGTGAGCTGCATCAAATCAAGGTTTTTCCAAGTCTTGATCGACTCCAGCACAGCATTACCCTTGCGCTTGCACAGCGCAGACTTGTCAGAGCCAAAACGTGCAACGTCCAATCCCCACACCAAAGGTGCGGTTTGGCTTGGCGCAACGTCACGATTCATCGCCAAATCCAGTAGCTCCATCGGTATGACTGTATCGTCATCACTTCTAGGGAATTCGCCCAGTACGCGGATTCGGTAGGCATTTGACTCCTCGCCATACCGCGCCTTCATCTCCTCAATGTAAGCCTCAGACACCCTTGGCGAGTCAACGCAAGACACCCGCATGGTCACCCAGTCGCTGGAGAGTCGGTTATGCGTATCAAAGAAGAAACCGCTGGAACGCACAGGATTGCCCAGCAGTAACGTCACAGCGTTATGACCCGACATAGAACCCGATGCCGCCTCGAATACCTGTTCGGGTATGCCGCTGGCCTCGTCCCCCACCAGCATCACATGATCTGAGTGGACACCCTGCAACGCTTCGGGTTGCTCGGCTCTTGATGTCCTGGCAGAGATAAACGCCTCGTTGTTGGCATCCTTCACCTCAATGCGGTCCTGCTTCACCTCCAACTGGTCAAACAACATTGGCGGCAGTACCTTTACCCACCGCTTAACCTCGGCAAATAACGCGTCATATAACTGGCTGGATGTGGGCGCAGTAACCACCACCTTGACAGGAAAGCGCAGGAATAGATACCAAATCATTGCCCACGCTGACGCTGTCGATTTGCCTACACCATGTCCTGAGCGGACAGAGATGCGTCTATTGCCTGCGGCAATGTGGTTGAGGAACTCTATCTGCCAAGGATCAGGGTTGGTGTTAAGCACCTCCTTGACAAAGAGGACAGGATTGTTTTTGTAGAGCTTGACGAACTCCACAAATGGGTTATTCGCCACCAAATCATCAGAAATTTTTTTCTGGACAGGCTTCTGTGCAGTGGGGGGTATGGGGGTGGGGGGCTGTTTAGGGTTGCTCATGGCGATACCTGTTTGGGTGCTGCATCAGCCGCCGCCGCCGCCGCGAGCAAGGGGGGGGTCATCGCCGCCGCGCCAGCCGCGGCCAGCCGCCGGCTGCCAGTAAACGGCTTGGAAGTTATCCACAGGTCGATGCATCTGTAAGTCATTGATCTATATGCTTTCTTACATGAACCTTACATAATCGGTTTAATACAATCACTATTATGTTAACTATATTGTGGATAACTACTGCTGTTTTGCTCAATTCGCAGGCAGTTTGCACTTGTCCACAGGCCAATGTGTGCATCATGTGCTTTTTTCTGTGGATAAGTCATCGATCACCTCGACATGGCGCAGTGCCGCCATGCGTAGATCCTGCACGTTGATATTGATCTGCTGTGCTTTTTGTAAGCCATAAGTCTTCTGATCCCACCGCTCGGCCAGCCACTGCCGAGTGCGGATGCGCTGGACATCGCGCTGCGGATTGCTGTCCGCCATGCTGTCTGCAATGGTCATTGTCTCCACCGCGAGCTTATCGGCGGCTTTCGCTCGCGCACGCGCAATTATATTGGGATCTGTGTCCTCAATCCACTGCTCGAGCGCCCTACGACCAATGCCAAGCTCGTAGCAAATCATTGTGTGTGACTTGCCTGCCTCGAACATCGACACGATCATGTCATCTGGCAACTCTTCCAGCAATTCCATGTCTTTGCGGAACTTAGGTCGCCCTGCCATGCTTAACCCCTCTTTAAAGCCGTTTTAACGCGCTGGACTATGTACAGTACCTTTTCCTTGATAAACGCCACCATGAGCTTAATTTGAGCCATTTTTGAACCTCTCTGCTTGTTTGCTGTTGAACTTGTATTCCATTTTGTCATTGTCGCTGAATGTCAGATCATTTTCAAAGTCATCAAAGCCTGTTTCGCCACCGAGCTTATGCTTGTAGCTGGTGACTTGTGCGGTTGGCACAAGCGCCTTGACCTTGATCAGTCGTTGAACTCCCTCATCCGACATGAGAACTTCCATCTCTTGCATTGACCAGATGTGATGATTCGACAAGTCCTGACGCTGAGTCTGTATCGCTACTGCCTCATTGACTGTTCTGACAATCACCATGGTCTGACCATTCTGCATCTCCCACTCAATCCTTGGTATGGATGATGCTGTCTCGCACTCATCTTCGGTTGCCAGTTGATCCAACACGCCATAAGCCCTGATCATCCCCGCCACACTGGAATCGAACTTCGCCCGATCTTTGGACTCCATAGCCTGATGCAATCTGCTGTTCTGTAGCCAAAACTTCTCCCTCACATCACTGCTTACTAAAGTAGTCAGTCGGTTTTCTCCCCATTTCCTATCTGCCGCTGCTTTGACTGACTCCAATTCAACCAGTTTCGATTGAACGTGAATCGTCCAATGATCTGCTTTTGGACTTGGATGCTCCACCACTGGATGCTGTCTTGATGTTCTCTTTGTCGCCATTTCGTTTCCTCGGTTTCAAATGGTGCATGGGTTACATATCATCGAGTCTTCTAGACTCTCGATTTGTAACTGTAACCATGCAAGCTTCATTCGGTAACATTTGTATATCGTTTGTAACTTGTAACCTGTATGTTTATCCAGCATCAAAGTCATTGCTTTTAAACTGTAACCACACAAAATCATCTCTAATCGCACCCTCTCCAGAATCAATCAGACGCTGTTTTGCGCGATGCCATGCCGTCTTAAACGTGCCTTTATCCTCATCGGTGCAGCCCATTTTTGACCACAATTCCTGCCTCCAAAGCTCCAATCTGATGGCGTGACGTTGTAAACCTTCTATGTACTTTGGTGCGCCATGCTCTTTGACCATCTTCTCTAAGCAAAGCATCTCTAGGCGCTGATTTTTTCCTTTTCCAGCGTTCCCCTTGCTGGCCTTTGCTGTCTCCATTTGCGTGTCATCGGATGACTGGACTGCCAGGCTGATGACCAATGGCTTGATCTCCACCTCCACCATCTCAAAGCCAAATCGCTCGTTGTCTGCGCCGTCCTTTTGCTTACTGATGGTTAGAACGCCTTTCATCTGTTCATCAAATCTAATCAATTCAAGCTCTGTATCTACTGCGCCAAGCAGTGATGAATGGCCACGCAAACCTTTGGCGGCATCCTTTCCACTATGGTGAAGCACCATCAAGGCGCAGTTAAGGAATTCCTGTACCTTGCCCATGGCTGTGATGAATGCACCCATATCTTCAGAGCTGTTCTCATTGCCGCCGCCGAATGCTCTAGCGAGCGTGTCGACAATGGCGAGGCTGAATTCCATGCCTGTCTGCTCCACCAGCTGCACAACTGCCATCATGAGCGCGTTGAAGTCTTCGGCGCTTGATCTGAGGTTGAGTTGGTGTCGGACTATATATATGGGTGCGCCGTCCTCTGTCTGATGGTGAATCTTGCAGGCTTTGATCCTTGCGCCGATACCGCCAAAGCCCTCGCCGGCCAAGTACAGCACCGCGCCAGGCTTATCTACCGGCTTACCCATCCAGCTCCTACCTGTGGCTATGGCCTCGGCAATGTCTAGGGCTATGAATGACTTGAATGAGCCTGGTGGACCATAAAG